TTAAAAAATACTATCTAATTTATTGACCAGTTTATCCTCCATATCTTGAGTTGTGTGGGAGTAGATTTCTAAAGTCATTTTGGCATTTGAGTGACCAACTCTGTCCATAATTGATTTGATAGGAAGTCCAGATTCTGCTAAAAACGAAATATGAGAGTGTCTGAAAATATGGCTGGTTAAATTTTTGTCTATTCCAGCTTCTCTACCATATTTTTTTAATATCTGTATAAAGCAAGCTATTGTTGTGGGCTGATTCCATCTTTCAAAGCAGAAGATATAATCATCGCTTGACAATGGCTGGAAACGTTCGCTAAGACGTGCTATTTGTCTTTGAATTGCTTCCATAACAGTCTTAGAAGCTTTGATTGTCCGTATTGAATTTGTAGTCTTTGGAAGTGTTTTGATTTTGTTTACTGAATCAAAATTACCTGTGATTTCAATTTTGTTATTTTGAAAATCAATATTCTTCAACTGCAAGGCAGTTAACTCTCCATATCGCATGCCTGTCAAAGATAGAACAAGCACCATATCTGCATACTTCTGGTGGTATTCTCGACCATTTAGAACGTTCACTAAGGTTTTTATTTCATCCATGGTAAGGAAATTATTACGCTTTTTTTCTAGCTCTTCCAAAGTCTTTGGTCTTTGAGGAATTGTAGTATAATCCACTTCGTTATTCTCGATATAAGAATATTGAACAGCGTACTTGAAGATACCTCTGAGTCGGTGTCTGACTTTTTTGGCAGCTATATGTCCATTACTTTCAATCACTTTTTCGATAGCTTCCTGGAGAAAACGTCTGTCTAAATTGGCCAATAAAGTGTCAGATGGTATGACTTCCTTCATCTTCTTATCAATTGACTTGCAATTGTGTTTCGTCGACTCTTTGACTGTTTGTGACCAGGATTTATAGAATGATTTATAAATCTCTTCAAAGGTAATACTCTCTACTTGTTTTTTATTTAGCTTTTGTTTTATCTTTTCTTGCAGAAGTAATGCTGCTTGATTTCGTGCCTGGGGAGTTTTCTTTTCCATCGTGACCGATACTTTTTTTAATTTCTCAGTATATGGATCCTTATACCGTTCAAAAAATTTATACTTACCATTGGGTAATTCTTCCATCCACATTGATTTTACCTCACTTTTTTGTTAAAATGGGTATAAGAAAACGACCTTTTTAACGGTTGTTTCTTATACATGATTTCCTCACATTCTAGCTTGCAGGCGAGTGTGAGGATTTTTTTATAGTATTGCTGATAAGAAGTTATATAGAATAACCATCATAACTATGAATGCGATAATTGAAACGCACCCACAACCGAATAGACAACCTTCATCTTTTCCAAAACCAAAAGTTATTTTGTTGTAAAGGTTATTATAGGCTGCACGTTTTGGGTCTTTAACCCACCCCATTCCTTTTTGTCCATAAAGTGGTGATGTACCTGTTTTTATTTTTCGATTTATAGCTCCAGTTGTACGAGATGATATTCTCTTTTTTATATTTGGTGTTCGAGGGCCTATTTTCATAATTTATTTTCTCTTGATCCTTTTGTAATTTAAGTAATTTCTTGCAATTCTCTTTGAAATTGTTGCAAAGCCATAATGGTCCAGCCCTCGTCTTTTTTGTATCCTTGAACGATATTGAGAGCATAATATTCTTGACAATTACAATTATACATTAGAAAGTTCATCAAACGATTATGCAATGCAGGCTTTGACATTTGACTATGTTCAATAAGTTGTTTGAATGTCAAGCCAGATTTTATGTACTCAAGTAACTTATAATCATTGAGAAACAAAATTGATGCAATGGTATTTGCTTCGTCCTCTAATGGGACAATCTCAGTTGGATAGGAATCGCTATAGTTTGACGAAGTCTTAGAAACTAGAACTTTATCATAAACAGAACTCATAAGGTGACAGTATATATGTGCTAATTCATGAAGAATTGTAAACATAACCCTACCCTTAATCACATCTTGGTTGATGTAAACAACAAAACGATTCTTTTGAAAATCAGGAATCGTCATTCCAGAACAAACATTACAAAAGCTGAAATCAACCAACAAGAGAGAATTATTTGAAGTTAAATTATACTTAAGTTCTTGTTTTTTATTTGGAAACAAATTGTACATTAAATCCGCTTCAAAATAGACAAATAGAATATTAAACTTAGTTTCGAAAAATTCAATGATTAGTTCGAAAGTAATTTGAGAAATATGAATACCAAAATGGTCAGATATATCCATAAGTAATCTATTTGCGTTTCCATGATATTGTAAGTAAGTTTCTTTTGAGGGTCTTTTGTATCGTTTCAAATAATCACCTACTTCCAGAAAGAATCATCTTTGACAAGATCACGAGCATTTTTCATCATGTTAATGAGAGCTATATTAAAGCGCTCTTTTTCATCATCTGACATATCCTCAGTTTCTTTTCGAAACGTTATTAGAGCTTGAAGTTCTTGAGTGTTCATCAAATCTTCGTTAGATGCGTAAGGATTTTTTGTTCTACCCAATAAATAATCTACTGATACGTTAAAGTAATCAGCAACTTTTTCAATTTTATCGCCACTAGGAGTTGAAGTATCCCATTTCCTGAGACTGCCATTGCTGAAGTCTAAATTCCTTTCCAATTCGGCAAGAGTAACTTTTCTTTCGTTAGCTAACGAACGTATTCTATCTAAAATAGTCATGTGTAAAAACCTCCAAAAATAAGGCTTTACAAAATAATGTAAAATTTTCTATCAAAACTGTTGACAAATAGAAAATTTTCCTTTATACTTATTTTGTAAGCTAGTTGACCAGCTAACATAAAATATAAATAGAATAATCCGCCAAGATTTATGTTGTATCTATTTTATGATATAGCTGTATTTCTTATACCCTCATGATAGACTATTTTCTATTATTTGTCAACGAATAACGCTTATTTTCTTATAAAATTTTCTATTGAAAGGAGGTGTCAGAAGTGATTTATGACAAAATAAAAGAAATTGCTTCGGAAAAGGGGATTTCGATTTATAAAATCGAGAAAGATCTCAATTTAGGTAATGGGGCAATCAGCAAATGGAATATCAGTTCACCATCTGCTATTACTCTAAAATCGATCGCAAATTATTTAAATGTTCGTCTTGAACAGTTGTTGGAGGAATAACATGGAATTACAAATAATCACTGAGCAGGAAGTTCTCGGAAAACACTTCACAGTATACGGTACAGCAGATGAACCACTGTTTGTCGCAAAAGATGTAGCTGAATGGATTGAGCATAGCAATCCTACAGAAATGTTAAAGTCAGTAGATGAAGATGAAAAACTGACCTCAACAATCCTTAGGGCAGGTCAAATAAGAGAAGTAAATCTCTTAACAGAGAACGGTCTCTATGAAGTTCTTATGCAATCTCGTAAGCCACTGGCTAAAAAGTTCAAAAAGAAAGTCAAAGAAATCTTGAAATCAATTCGTAAGCATGGTTTGTATGCTATTGATGATCTGCTTAATAATCCAGACATGGCAATCGCTGCACTTCAAAAATTAAAAGAAGAACGTAGATTACGATTGCAAGCCCAAGAAGAAATTGCTCAAAAAAATCAAATCATTCAAGAACTACAACCTAAAGCATCTTATTATGATTTGGTATTACAAAACAAATCGCTAGTAGCAATTTCTTTGATTGCAAAAGATTATGGAATGAGCGCAAAAAAATTAAATAAGATTCTCCATGAATTGAAAATACAATTCAAACAAGGAAATACTTGGCTCTTGTATCAAAAATACGCAGGTAAAGGTTATACTCAATCAAAAACTCACACAATCGATGCAGATTATAGCAAGATGCATACATACTGGACTCAAAAAGGGCGTTTGTTCCTTTACGATTTACTTAAAAATAAAAAAGGAATTTTGCCACTGATTGAGCAAAAAGATGTGGCTTAATTCAAAAAAAGCACCTGACGAGAAGTCGGGCACTTACTAAAATTTTCAATTTAATTATATCACGAAAGGAGCGAATATGGAAGCAATTGAAGTTGTGAGAATTAGGGATGTGATCATTGAGAAGGTTTCGGCCAACGATGAAGAATTAGAACACATCTTTGGATGCACAAAGCGACAAGCAGGAGACATGAGACGAGAGATGAAGAAATTGCCTAGTCAACAGAAGCACCTCAGAAATGACGGCCAACTTGTCACAATTAAAGGGTTTGACGCATACCTGCAATACAGAGGTAGTCGAGAATGGAAAAAAGAAATGGAAACAAGCAAGAAAATGAGGTCAGTCGGATGAAATTACTAGATAAAATCACAAAATGGTTTTTCAACACAACAAAAATCGAAGTCAACACAGACTGGCGATTGGTTGCGTTGGATACGAACAGGGAATTGATAGACCTTCAAGAAAAATATCAGCAAGCAAATCAACGTATCTCAGATCTTGAAAAACGATTAGCAATCTATGAAGAAAAGGAGAAAACAAAATGCTAGAATACCTATATTTAATAACTATCGCACTTGTATGCCTTTGGGTGCTAGTAAATGAACTGGATAGTCATGCTAAGTCTCAAAAGGAAAATAAACAATTAATCGCTAGTAATATTGCTCGTATGAATCTGAGAAATTCAGATAAGCAATTTACATATGACGTAGATCCACCAATAGGACTGAAGTAAGGAGAAAAATATGAGTGTAAGTCGCAATATGACCGAAATGGAAATTCGTGTGTTAAATATGATTCTTAATTGCGCTACGTTCGACCTTCCAATTCAAGCAAGTGAAATACGTTTAGAAACTGGACTCTCAAAACGTAAGTTAGAAGAAGTCATTGAAAGTCTTCGAGTTAATTTTAGACACCCTATTGTAGCTAAGAAGACGAAACCGAACGGGTATTACTTACCACAAAGCGAGGAGGAGCGACAAGCTGGTCTAGCTCCTTACCGTAGACAAATCTTAACCGAGCAGAAGAATCTTGCTGCTGTCATGAATATTGACTTAGAAAGCTACTGGAGGAAGAGTGTATGAGTGAAGATTTTAGAATACTACCTCATGATCTAGTTGCAGAGCAGTCGGTTCTGGGTGCTGTCTTTATCTCACCGGAAACGATGATATCACTTGCAGACGAATTAACTCCTGACGATTTTTACAAGCCTGCCAACAAGATTGTATTTAAAACTATGTTGTCATTGCTTGAAAAAGGTGAGCCAATCGATGCTACGACTATGGTGTCTGCTCTTACCAATCAAGGTGACATCTCAAATATCGGTGGTATAAACTACGTTGTCGAGTTAGTAAATTCAACACCAACTTCAAAAAATGTGGAGCATTACGCAAAATTAGTAAAAGAGAAGGCAACTCTTCGGAAAGTCATCGCTGACTTGTCTGATTCATTATCTAGTGCCTACCAAGGTGATGTATCGATTGGTGACATCATTGCTAAAACTGAAAAATCCTTACTCAATATCAGTAATCAAAATGCAGGTACTGGATTTCGTAATGTGGCCGATATCATAGACACACATATGCAAATAGTTGAGACTCGATCGCAGACAGATGGATTTGTGACAGGTATTTCTACAGGTTTCATAGGATTAGATAAGATTACAACAGGTCTTCATGAGGATAACCTTATTATTCTTGCTGCACGTCCTGCTATGGGTAAGACTGCATTAGCGTTGAATATAGCAAAGCATGTAGCTGTGAAAGAAAATAAACCAACTGTTATTTTTTCACTCGAAATGGGAGCAGAAGACTTAATTGAACGGATGGTGGCATCAGAGGGGATGGTTCCAACTTATCATTTAAAAACAGGGAATTTAAGTACAGACGAATGGAGAAGGCTTGTTCATGCTCAAAGCAATCTCTATGATGCTCCTATCTTCGTAGATGATACAGCAGGTATTCGTATTTCAGAAATTCGTTCAAAAGCTCGAAAACTTGCCCAAGAAATGGGTGGGATTGGTGTTATTATCATTGACTACTTGCAGTTAATTACTGGATCAAAAGGAGAAAATCGTCAGCAGATAGTTTCTGAAATATCGAGGGAATTGAAGATACTTGCAAAAGATTTAAAAGTACCAGTCATAGCTTTATCTCAATTAAGTCGTGCAGTTGAACAGAGACAAGACAAACGGCCGATGCTGGCAGATTTGCGAGAGTCTGGCTCGATTGAGCAAGATGCTGATATCGTAGCATTCTTGTATCGTGAGGCCTACTATCAGAAGGAACAGGCAGACAGTCAAGAAGCGAATAACGTAACCGAGCTGATCCTGGAAAAGAATCGGCATGGCAGTTTAGGCACAGTGAAGTTGTATTTTCACAAAGAGTACACAAAATTTTCAAGTGTGGAGGATATATAACAATGATTAAGAAAAGCGAAGTCACTGGCTTCTTATCGTTTTTCAAATTTCCAAAGCCATTTATCTATGATGAGAAATATAAGACATTGAGCAATAACGCTAAAATGCTCTATATGCTTCTGTTTGATAGGTTAGAACTATCTTTAAAAAATGGATGGCATGAT